GAAAAAGAATTTGTAAGCTATGAAATAGCGTTAAAACTTAAAGAACTTGGATTTGATGAGCCTTGTCTTACATATTATTATGAACTTACTAGTAACCTAAGAACACATTTAGCAATTGACATACGTAATGCCTGGACGTACTCGGGAAATAAAAAATTAGGATTTACTTTAGCACCATTATACCAGCAAGTATTTAAATGGCTTAGAAATAAGTATGATATAGATTTTAGTATTAATACGACTTATTCTAGGTATAATGAAAATACAATTAAACAATATAGTGGAGTTATTGATACTAAAACTATGTATACCAATGTCGGTTTTTACGACAACTACGAAGAAGCTCAACTTGCAGGCTTGCAAAAAATGATTGAAATAATTAAAAACAAATGAGAACATACATAGGGGTTGACCCAGCAATAAGATTAAACGGAATGGCAGCCTGTTTTATTAAGCCAAACAAAGAGGTTGAATTTAAAAAATACAAAAGGTTTGTAGATTTTTTGGAAGATTCTTTTTACTGGCATATGGATTATCCAAACGCTGTTGTTTTAGTGGAAGATAGTAGCCTTCAAAATGTAACTTTTAACTCTTCCATTAACCGCGCGATCCTTTCTCGAATGTCCCGAAATGTAGGCATGAACCAAGCTGCTTCGCGAATAGCCTACGAATGGATTAAAGAAAATGGTTGCGAAGCCTACAATATTTCCCCAGAACAAAAGGGGAAAAAATGGGGAAAGGAAATATTTATGAAAGTCTTTCAAAATGAAGGCTACAAATTTGAACCAAATTTTAAAACAGCCAAAATAAGTCAGGACGAAATAGATTGTTTTACTCTTGCTTTAAAGGCTAAAAATTATCAAAAACATGAAAACAAATGGAAATGAACCAGCTTTTTCAAAAGCAGCTTATAATGATCCTTATTTTGGTCTTGATGCATCGAACGAAGGATTAACTAAACGTGAATATTTTGCAGCTATTGCAATGCAAGGAATAATAACTAATAAGGATGGACTTGATATTAAAATTGAATACATTGTTGAAGGTGCGGTTGATGCAGCAGATGCTTTGATTGAAGAACTAAACAAAACAAAGACGAATGAAAAAAAATAATGAAATGATAGATGGCATTAGTGTTGCCACATGGAAGGAGATTGAAAAAATTTCTAAGCAATATCCAAAACCTATCAGATATGCTGAAGGTACGGTTGCAAAATTAACTATCCTTAAATTTTATCTTGAACCTTTAATGAAAGATGAAAGGGCACCAATGCAAATGATGGAACCTGGAAGAATGATTACGATAGCGTACAAATTTTATAAAGAGTCCGACGGTGATAATATTAGAAATTTAGCCTTAACTTTAATTAATAAATTTATAAATTAGGTTGATTACATTTTGTTAATTAGTGGTAATATCGGGGTAACATTTGCGTTGCCCCTTTTTTATTTAAAAATTTACTAAACCTATTTTTGTTGCGTATTCAAAAACAGCTCTAGCGTGACACAAAGCTATTTTATTTTGAAACTCTGTATCAAACATTAATTTGGCATCATGATAATTTGTAAAAAAACCATTTTCAGATAAAACCGAAGGCATATCGGTCTGGGTTAAAACGTGAAATCTAGCTTCTTTGTCGTGGTCACCATCGGTTAAATCAGCCCTAAAAATCCAATTTGGAAATTTTGATTTTACCTCCTTAAATAAAAGTTCTGCATAAATATCAGATTTAGTTTGTCCAGGTGATGTAAACACTTCCCATCCTCTAGCACTTTTATTTTCCGCTGCATTGCCATGAATGCTTAAATACAAAGATGCTTTATAATTTTTAGCCGCAAAGTTCGCTTTATTTACTCTTTTAGTTAGTGATGTGTCTAAGACTTCATCGTAAACTTTCATAGTTACAAATCCCCAATCATTTAAATATTGTTCAATATATTGCACAACAGCCCGATTAAACACGCCTTCAAAAAACCATCCATAGGAATGAAAAGTGCCATTATTGTGTTGCGCACATTTAGCAGGATAAGTCGTATAACCATTTGGTAATTTTACCTTAGGATTAATACCTCCATGACCAGCATCTAAGAAAATACAAAATTCATTTTTATTCATAATTTACAATTTTAAAGGGAGGCATAAATCAATATACCTCCCTGAAGCCGCATAAGGTAGCGAATCTGTCTGCGCCTATAACTTAAATCCGATTAACGAAAAAGCTGCGGAAATCAAAGAAAATTTAGAAGGCAAACTCACCGAAATCTCCTTTCCAGCACATTCGCGCGATGTCTCCTTTATTTTATCCCAAATGATTTGAGCCAGTTGGATATATTCGCGCCATGTAAATTTGATTTTGTTGTTTTCTAAATGTACTGAAATATCTTGCGTCAATTCCGCAAAATTGAAACTATAACAAGCCACATCGCCTAAAGGTGATTTTATTGTATCAGCACTTTTTAAGGCATCTTTTAAATTAGTCTGCATATTATTTATTTTAACGATTAAAAAAACGTGTGATTAAAACGCCAAGATTTACGCCTGTTATACGTTTTATATTTTCTGAAATAGAATATAATTCGACGGTTGCAATTAAAAACGCTGCCATGTACGTAATGTTGAAAGGAAGGCTAAAAGTATTTCTTGCACCTTCGAAAATAAGGATAGCACAAAAATAAACCACTATTTTTTCTATGGTACGGTAAAGCCCACGGCTATTTATCTTTTGCCCTTCTTTTTTTGCTGCAATGATTCCCGTTGCCATGTCCGCAAAAACAACAAATACGGTAAATATCAAAAATCCCTTTATAGGAAAAAAGAATGAAAATATCCAGCCGCAACAAATGGCATACGTTATTTTCTCCCATCCAAGGTGCAATAAATTAATTAAGGTTGCTTTCATCGTGTTGCAGATATTCTTCGGAGGTTTATTTTTCCATCCTGTGATACATATAATTTCCTGCCTTCGTCCCAATACAAATCTAAGAAATTTCCTGTGGTTGGATAACTTGTAAGTCGTATCATATTCTTTCCAAACCCAAACATGGTTTTAATCGTAGATCCTTCCACGGTGTATCTTAATACTTTGTTTGCCGTAATAGAGAAAGTAATAGGAGTGTTATTTATTACCCATCGAAATTTATTATTTGAAATAAATTCAAAGGTTTGCACTCCCAATGTATCTATTGGACTTTTGCCTGTTATGGCAATAATTCCAGCGTTCTCTCTTATTGCTCCCGTTGTTTCCTTACCATAAAAATACGAGCCATTAACAAAGTTAGCAAAACTATTTGCCGTACTTTCGAATTTCTGCAATGCCGATAAATAAAATTGAGCCGTATCACCAATGATGGTAACTTTTTCATAGTATGAATCATCATCGTACTCAATTCGATTTAAAAGGTAAAATTTGCCGTTCAATGGCAAAACATAAGCCGTGTCAAATACTTGATTTTGAGCCATTGTAAAGGTGGAGTAAAACAAGGCTATGAAATAAATAATTCTTTTCATTATCATTAATTTATTTTGTTACGAATACTTTAAAAGAGCCTGAGGCTGGGTTAACAGTACCTGATGAATAATTATTAAATCTTACCGTTACAGTGTTGGCAGCCGATACCCATGCCGAATAACTTGTATTTGCATTCACCGCAGCGTTTGGAATACCAAGCGAAACAACGTCACCATCGGCTGCGCCTGTTACTGTTATTGTTAAATCAGCTGATAATAAAGTTGTGGTTGATGGAAAATCAAGCGTTGCCGAACCTGTTAAGCCGTGGTTAACTGTGTGTCGTGTTGTGGATGGGGAAAAGAAAAGGTTTGTCCCATTAAACTCCATTGCTCCAGCTTCAGCCGTTGTAAGATTTGTTCCACTTGTAAATTTTAATGGTGCGGTTGAGGCGGTGGCTGTGCCTTGGGCAAGGTGAAGGCGTGCAGTAGGTGTGTTTACTGCTATGCCAACATTACCTGCAATTGTTGTTCCTGTGCCACTTGCACCCGTTATAAATAAAGCATTTTGATAAACGCCTTGATTTGAGCCATTTTGAACAGGCAAGTCAACATTATTTCCAATAGCAACATTGTTTGATGCTGCAAATCTAATATTATCAGCTACATTTTTTCCAATAGCAATATTATTTGAACCAGACAATGTGTCTGTTGTATTACCTAATGCTAACTCGCCAATACCAATGTTATTATTTCCTGACCTTGAGTTTAATCCAGCTTGAAAAGCAAAATAAATATTTGAATTACCTGTCGTATGATTTAGGCCAGCACTCGGACCAAAGAATATATTACCAGCTCCTATGTTATTATTTAATCCTGCTTGGCTACCAAAAAAAACATTAGAATATCCAATTGTATTATTTTGACCAGATGAACTACCAAAAATAATATTATCAAAACCTGTTGTATTTAAAACACCAGCACTCGGACCAAAAAATAAATTGGCATAACCTGTTGTATTTTGCCTTCCTGCACTCGAACCAAAAAAAATATTATTTGAACCAGTTGTATTATTTTGACCAGACAATGTACCAAAAAAATTATTAGATGAACCAGTTGTATTATTTTCACCAGATTGTGTGCCAAAAAAATTATTAGACGCTCCAGTTGTATTTCTATTTCCAGCCCTATCACCAAAAAAATTATTAGACACTCCAGTTGTTCTTGCGCCACCACCACCAGATGCTAAAGTAAATGTATTTGGCATTCGTAAGTTACCGTACAAGGTTGTTGAATTATCGTCCTGACCTGCAAAAATAACGGGAGCAGTTCCTGTAATTTCTACAATTGAAATATTATCTAAATTACCTGTATAAGTTGATGTTGTTATACGAAATCCACCTGTTTCAGATGTGGGTAATAAAAGGATAATATTAGCAGTCACATCATATTGAGGAATAGCTAAAGTAACATTGCCTAATGCTATCGTTGCCGTACCCGATGAATAACCACTTTGTGTATATGTTATTTCATAAGCCCTTCCCGATATAATAGTGTCAGGCAAAGTTGTATATGTCAAATTTCCCGTTGCCGCCGTTGCTACGGCTACTGTGCCATTAAATGTCCATCCTGTGCCTCGTGTCCAATTTGTTGTATCTGCTCCAAAAGTTTGTGATGCTAAAAATGTAGTTCTTGCAGGCTCTTGACTATTTTTTATAATCAAGTTAGCACCCAATGTGGTGGTTGTATTTATCCCTAAAGTTTTATTAGCAGCCGAGTAAATTAACCCTGCGTCACCCGTCACCGATGTAGTAGCGTCAAAATAAGCTATTTGTCCACTTGTTCCGCTAACCGTTGTTCCTCCTATTTTTACCCACGCATTACTTAACGCTTTTTTATAATGCCATTGAATGTTTGTTGCCGTATCTAAAATAATATATGCCATTGTATCAATGGAAGGCTTACGTGTGGTATCAGCCGCAAGTCCCCGATATATAAGCCCATCGGCAGTCGTCTGTTCACCGAGCGTTATTTTTTGGTTGCCATTGCTTGGATACTGTGCCCATGCAAGGCAAGGCAAAAGGAAGAGGAAAAGGGGAAGGAGTTGTTTCATGTTTATGTTTTTTAATTAGCTTGCATTATTACCCAATTAGTGCCATCGCTTACAAGTGTTGCCCATTTGCCAGCCGTAGCGGATAAAATAGGTGTACTTGCCGAACCTCCTACTAATGGAACAACATTACTTGATTGTGATACAACCGCATTATTTGTAATTGTTTTAATATGAAATTCAGTGCCAGTTGATGAAGAAGCAGCAGGAAATGTCAATGTTACAGTGCCTGCATAATTTACTACTACCCATGTGGATGATGTTGTAATTGATGAACTACTTACCGTAACGCTTTCAACTGGTCTTTGAATTGACCTTTGAAATCCTACTAAATTTGTAAATGTTTTAGCACCTGCAAAACTTTGAGTAGTTGTAGTAACTACACCTGATGCACTTGATGAAGCATTAGCAATGGTAATATTAGGCGTAGTACCTCCCGAAGATGAAAGAGGAGTAGATGCTGTAACACTTGTTACACCTCCAGCACCCACACCAATAGCCGTTCTAAAATCCGCTGCGCTTAAAGCACTTACCGTGTTGTCCGCGTTAAATCTTGGAAATGTTATAGCTGAAGGATTAGTAAGCATAAACATACTTTGTCCTAAAGTTGTGCCACCTAAATCAATCCTAATGCCTTCAGCAGTCCTTTGACTAACAGTATTATTTGCATTGTATCTGATAAAAGAAACTTGGTCTATGTCAGGTAAGGTAAAAACATTGGAACCTCTTACCGTTGCGCCTAATGCCGTTCTTGCGGTTGAGGCAGAATTTGCACCCGTGCCACCATTTGTTATGGCTAATATTCCCCCTAATGTCACTACTCCAGTTGATGCCGTATTTGGTGTAAATCCTGTTGTTCCTGCACTAAATGAAGTAACCGATGAACCTATTGTTTGCGTTGATAATAATCCTGTTGAACTTGCAACTACCATTCTTGTGCCTGTACCTGCAAGTGATGTAAATTCATTGAAATTATAATCATTAATTAATTTAGCGTTAGGAATGGTTATTCCATCCCACCTTAATAATGATTGCCCAATATAAGAACTACTAGAAAAAATTGGTAAATATGAACTTGAGCCAACCCCTGAAATATTTCCTGCCCCGATAGCCGTTCTTGTATCAGCTGCGTTTGTAAGAGTTATTGTTTTATCTGCGTTAACTTTTATAAATTTATCACTTACACTATTATCAGCTACTAACAATGCCTTACCAACTGTTGTAACTCCTAAATTAGTCAAAGCCCCGTCAGCTGTCGTTGCGCCTGTGCCACCGTTTAATAAAGGCAAAGCCGTGCCACTATATGTAAGTGCTAAAGTTCCGCTTGTTGTAACAGGAGAGCCGCCTACGTTAAATATAGAAGGTGCGGTTAAACCTACACTTGTAACTGTACCAGTGCCTCCATTTCCTCCGCTGTATTGTGGAATATTTAAAGTACTACCTATTAATGTAGCTGCTCCACTTGTTCCAGTTGTAGTTAGTGTGATATTATTTTGTTTTGCTGCAAATCTGGAAGTAAGATTTAATTGGAAAGTATCATTATCCCTAAAGTAAGGAGTTAACATTGAAGCCGTATCAGATATATTTACTTTTAAATTTATCCTATTACTCAAAGTAATTGTATCTAATTTTCTTAAATATTTAGACAGCATTAAGGTTGTGTCAGTTATATTTAGCTTAGTATTAAATCTATTTGTTAAATTTAATAATGATGTGTCCGCGTCACGAAAATAGGGACTTAACATATTTGTCGTATCCGCTTTACGCAAATAAGGCAGTAACATTAATGTAGTATCTGCTCTTCTTAAATATTTGCTTAACATATTTAAAGTATCCGATATATTTAATTTAGCCGCAAACCTATTTGTTAAATTTAATAAGGAAGTATCAGAGTCTCTAAAATATGGAAGTAACATATTTGTTGTGTCAGCTTTACGAAGGTAAGGAGCTAACATATTTAAAGTATCAGATAAATTTACTTTACCGTTAAATCTTGATGATAAGTTTAATAACGTTGTGTCATTATCCTTAAAATAAGGCAATAACATTGCAGTCGTGTCAACCTTTCTTAAATATGGCAAAAGCATTGCAGCCGTATCAGATATATTTACTTTTAAATTTATCCGATTTGAAAGTGAAACGGTATCAGTACCAACCAACGTACCTACAGATAAATTTCCACTACCTAATAATGTTGTTCCGTTTACTGTTTTGATTGTTGTTCCGGATACTAAAGTGTTTTGTTTTCCATTAAAAGTATTCCAATCTGATGATGTCAAAAAACCATTTACGGAGGTTGTTGCCTGTGTTATAGATAAAGTCCTATTTACCGTTAAATTACCTCCTCCTTGTAATGGTTCGGTTGTTGCTATAGTTATTGTGCTATTTGCTGGAGTAAATCCTAAAGCGGCTTGTTTGTTATTAAATGTAGTCCAATCGGTTGAAGTTAAATACCCATTTCTTGCGCTTGTTGCACTTAATAATTCTATTGTTGGAGTAGTTGTGTTATTGTCTATTGAAATTGGATTACCCGAAGTAGTTGCAGCATTTACCGTTGTGACAGTACCTGCACCAATAGCACTCCTAAAGTTGGCAGCCGTTAATGCCGAAACACTATTGTCAGCATTAAACCTCGGAAAAGTTATTGCCGAAGGATTGGTTAAAGTAAACATTGATTGTCCAATGGTAGTACCTCCAAGGCTTGTGCGGCCCGTAGATGGTACTAAATCAGTGATACCACCGTCCCATTTTAATCTATCAGTAAATGCGGTATTCCAATTACTTGAATTATTTGATATAGATGAGGCCCACGTTGAACCAGTTGAAAGTGCTATGCCTGCATCTGGGTAAATAGGATTTGGGAAAACACCTGTATTTATTGAACCAATACCGCTAACAGTTGCGACGGTATAATTTGCACCAATTTTAAATGATGTTGAAACAATGGTAATTTTATTTGTGTCCGTTAAATTATATTGGTCATTGTTTAAAAGTTGTCCGTTCCTAAACACCAAAATATAACCTTTTAATTGAATAGGAAATTTAGGCGTTATTGTCCACGTCAAAACACTTGATAAAGCTGGTTGATATTCTTGTTTTAAAATCTTTATGGTATCATTCCCGATGGCTACATTAATAGAATCTTGCAACCTTGCGTAAATGGTTGTGGTATCTAAACGCAAAGTTCCCGTCGTGGTGATTGTG